ATATTCTGCTCGTTGGGTTTCAGGGTGTACGCAAAGGCGTGAAAGTTCAAAGAGTCCTTCTTGCTCATTTCGTGCTAGTCCAAATGCTCCTTGTGCTACTTCTGGGACAGGGAGACCTGTAAAGATACAGACTCCTTTAATACCACCAATATTCAGTGGGCTAAAATCATTGCTCTCATATAAACCGTAGTTATATCCGCTCTTAAATCCTTTAGAAAAGTCCTTAAGATAATGAAACCGCAGAAGTAACTCTGCGGCTTCGGATTTACTTACACGGTCAATGTAATAATCTGTTTTCACTTGAACAGTAAATTAATGTATGCTGCTACAACTAAAAGTATTAGGCAGATTTGATTATACTTCACTCTTCAGCAAGTCGTGCAAAGTAAGAAAGAGTATCATCATCCTCATCTTCGTCAGCAGAAGATACAGTGCGAGTAGGTTGAAGAGAATTCAGTTCTCCACGAAGATCTTCCGTGAGTTCACGGGAAGAACCACGAGTGTATTCTTCTTCTTCACCCTCATCAGGATCTTGATAGCGAGGAGTGCCCTTGTTACCAAGAACATAGTCAAGGCGCTTCTTCAGATCATCATAAGACTTGAACTGATCAGCAGCAACAAGTTCAGCGAGAGAATACTGCTTCTTCCAGATTGCTTCCATCGCATCGTCATCTTCCAGAAGAGCATCGGGACGAGCAAACTCACTGGAGTCGTAGTTACGATAACCAGCAACGTTCTTTGCCTTCAGTTTGAAGTTAGCACCCTGCCAGAAATCGAACGGATCAATTGCTTCCTCATCCTCAAACTCAGGTTGCATCGCAGCAGTGAGTTTGTCGAAGATCTTCTTACCGAACTTATACAGGAAGACTTTACCTTCGTTAGAGGGGTTAGCGGGATCCTTGACCACATAGATGTTAGCAATGTAAGTCAGTTTACGCTTCTGTTTACGTGCCTGTTCTTTACCCACATCAGTGCCGTTGTTCCACAGCATCGTGTTGTGCTCAGACACAGGATCCTTCTGACCCAGAGTGGTCAGAGAGTTCTCAATATACCAACCACCAGGACCTTGGAATGCGTGACTGTAGAGTTTCACGAACGGAAGGTCCTCACCGTTCGGAGCAGGCAGGAAACGGATGACGGCATAACCATTGCCGCTCTTATCACATTCTAGTTTCCACAGGCGCTCATCGCCACTGGAACCGCCATTGTTATTCATTTTTTCGACTTCCTTGACCAGTTTTGCGGTCAGGGAGCCAAGCTTAGATTGCTTCTTAAGGTCTGCGAAAGACATTTGGATTACCTCGGATTAATTGGATTCGGGGGATTACTCGGATAGTATAACAGGGATGCCCTCAGTCGTCAAGATATTGCTTGAGGGATTCGATTGTCTGATTCATACTGTCGAATAAAACTTGCATATCGGTCTCTGGTGGGAATCCCATCAGTGCTACCGATTTGCGAAGATTCTCTTTCATCTCAACCGCCTGTGGGTCATCTGAAAGAGACAATCTAGTATACATGATCCTTTGCTTTTCTAGCAAGGTCTGTAACTTTTCAACGTGTTCTTTCTTGGTTTCATTATCCATTACACCAAAGGTAAGGATACTTCCATAGATTTGTTCTTGAAGATTATTAATTTCTTCAAGTTCTTCTTGAATAATATCGGATTTAAAAAATTCACTCATTGATAATGGACCGCAAAATCTTTCGGTAGTTGAACACATCAATATTTAGGAATGGGGAATATTTTTTCAATTTCAAACTTACGGTTTCCCACACAGGGTCCAGAAGTTTCTTATCAAAATCGTTTGAGAAATGGAATATTTTTTCGTAGATTGTGAAAGTTTCTAGCGATAGTTGCCCGCTTAGAAACTTTTTGAGTATCGGAGGGTGACCTTTGGTACAGTTGAACAAACTCTCTAACTCGTTCTCCGATAACAATTCGTTGCTTTGCTCTTTGAATAAGTAGGTCAAACTCTGTTGACGCCTCATCCACTCTGCGTATGTTCTTTCGCCAGAATTGATAATTTCTCCAATCCATAAGTTTTGTGGGTTGTCTGCGGATACAAAATTTGCAAGTAGAAAGTCTTTGACTTCCTCATCAGAATATTTACGGCTGGTCTTCTCAAACCAGTATTTGTCTTTACGTTTATTGAAAGAAGTCACAGTTGCCCGTGACTTTCCTCCATACTTAAAAAAGTCATATTTACTGTTCGTAAAATGACTTTTCATCGAAAGATAAGTTTGATAAGTTTCAAATGGTGACATAATAAACTTCAAAAATTACTTTCCTCCCCAAGCAGTATATCTTGATTTTTCAGTATCACTCCATTGTCTAGCAACAAAGTCTTTACCAACACCAGTTCCCTCAACTCCCTTTAGTTTTGAAAGAACTTTTGGTGGGGTATAACCACCGCCATATACAGAAGAAATGCTAAATCCAGCTCTTGCTAAATCATTGCGAATTGAGGAACTCATTGCTCTTTCTCCAATCTTATCATCAGAGAAACCTTTTTGTACCCCACCAGAAGGTCTATACATTGGGATATCAAATGCTCTATCAGAATAGTGCCTTGATCCTTTAGAGTGCTTTCCTCCAGAGGTGGAACCAATCTCCCAACCCTGTTTTTTCATCCATGCTATAGCAGCATCTCTAGTCTTTTTATCATCAAACTCCAAATGATCATGATAATTTTTACCACCATGACTTGGATCATATCCTCCGTGAGTTTCGTCACCAGTGATATATCCAGCTTTCATTTCGTTTATTACAGATATAAACTGATTAAACGTTTTCATTTGAAGTTGTCTTTTATGTATTTAGTTTACAGAGGAAGTTTTGCCTTCGAAGTCTTCTTCATAAAGTTGAGACGGATAGCATCCCACTTCAATCTCTCTTTTAATGGTTTTGAGATAAGCTTCGTGACTGATTCTACCTCAAGACTGTTAATTTCACAATAGTGACAGATAGCATCAATGTAGTTGAAGTTTTCTTCAATCACAATCTTCTCAATTTCAAGAGCGAATTTAGAAGGAGTCAGAAACTTACTTTCTATTGCTTGTTCTAGTTCTTTGTTATTTTCCATAGAGTTCCAGTTTATCTCTAACAAACTTTCTAATGTATTCGCTGAGAAGTTTGATGTACTTTGATTTGTCTCGTTCTTCATAGACGACGCATTCTCCATTTTCACAAGCCATGATGATTACAAGTTTTTTAACTGAAATACCAGTCAGTTCGTACAGCATACATCCGTAAGCCATACATTGAACAAAATAGTGTTCGATCCACTCTCGTGGTTTTGGTTTTTTAGAAGTCTTAAAGTCGATTATAGCTAACTCACCGTCATATTCAGCGATGCAGTCAACTGTCCCAGCAATACCTAGTTGCTTACTATATAGGGACCCTTCAAGGGCGTAAATATTATTTATACGATTTAAGTCTGATTTTGAAATTTTAAAGAGGAAATCAGAAATTGGTTGTACTTTTGGTAGTTCTTCATTCTTCAGATGATGTTCTACCAGAGTATGCATGTCTGTACCACGACTTGTTGCTGCCTTCGTGATACGATCTGCTTCTTCATCACCGACTTTCTTTCTCCAGTTGACGAAAATCTCCCTATTAAAATGACTGGTCACCGAAGTGATGGAGACCAGTCTAAGAAGTTCTTCTTCTGTAGGAACTCTGTAATACCTTACACCATCAATAGTCTCCCTCTCAAGTTGAGGGAGATCAATATCAACATGACTGAACATTAAAAACCTGCTTCCATTTTTGCGAGAATGTATTCTTTAACAAGTCCAGAGCGGACAATATCATCAACCCCAAATTCAATTATATCAAAAGAAGGCATTTTACGCAATACACTCATAAAATCATGAATACCATTACGCTCATTTGACTTCTGCAAATCAGACTGAACCGCATCACCACAGAAACAAATTCTAGTATTTTCACCAACACGAGTGATAATAGAGTCTAATTCATGGAAGTTTAGGTTCTGATATTCATCAACAATAATAATAGAGTTATCAAGTGTAGTTCCACGAAGGAACGAAGTACTCCAAAACTTGATTGTTTCTTGTGACTTGAGATTACCATAGAGCATCTCGAAATCAGCATCACTAGGCATCTGGAACATATATTTCACCATATTCTTATAAGGAATTTGGTAAATATCCGCCTTATCTTCATGAGAACCAGGAAGGAACCCAATCTCTCTGGTAGCAACTAGAGAACGAACAAGGTAAATGCGTTCATAAGGTGTATGTTCATTCAATACATCTTGAAGAGCATTATAAAGTGTGATAAAGGTTTTACCAGTACCAGCACAACCATATGCTACTAAATGTTTACCTTCTTGATAGGAATTAAATAATCTTTTTTGATTATCCGTAAGGGGATCAATATCAATAAGGTAATCGGAACTTAGAGGTTTCTTCCTCTTCATCTGCTTTGCAGTGAGACCAACCCCGATAGGTTGCTCTGCAGACGATCTTTTTCTTCTTGCCATTAGATTTTGTTTACTTTAGAACCAGGCATTTTCGCTGCACGGTGCAGCACATCGTTCCATCCAGGATTCTTCTTCCTGAGTTTGTCCTTCCACTCACCCACTTCACCAGGTTGTGGGCAGGTAGAAGGATCAGACCAGTCTCGAATCCATTCTGGATTTTCCACTTTCCACTGGTCCCATTCGTTGACGCTCATCGTCACTTCTTTTTGTTCACCAGTTTCTTTGTGGACTACAGGATATGTTGCCAAAATTTTCACCTCCTAATGATATGAACTTATTTATTGTTTAAATGAGAAGATATTTTCATAATATGATTGGTAAAATCTTCCAAAGATAAATCCCACTTCATCACATTACAAATTTTACAGCAAGGGGTACAATTATCTTCTGTATAACCTTTAGTACTATCAATCCTATCAATTCCAGTATATAAAAAATCACCGCCAGTTTTTGATTGCGATTTTTTTACGGAAGATAATGAATCACCACAATAAGAACAAGATTTTACTACATTTTCTGTAAAAAAATTTACATCAATGTCAAAGTTTAATCCTCTTCTATTAGCAGAAGTTCTATATGTGGAGTATAGGTCGTTTTTTGCGGCTTCACCATAAGATAATTTCCAAGGCATATTTTTTGCCCCTTTTGATTTCCAAGTAGATACATCTCTTTGAGAACATCCACAAGAATATCTTCTTCTTATGTTAAAACTATACATTTCTTTAGTCCCACCACATATAGAACATTTTACTTTCCCTTTAACATGATGACCTGGACCTTTTGCTGGTATTACATCCAATACGGTAAAGTTGCCTATGACATCTCCAACACTAATAGATGATTTTCTTCCCATAGTAGTAATGTATCCAACTACTTATATTTATAATATGGATACATTACAGAACCCATTGATTTTCTACTCCCCCAAGTGCTTCTGTACAGATAGGAAATTGCTCGGCAAAGATTTTTTTACATTCTTTAGCAATATCCATATGCTCTTTTTGCGTTCCATTTTTTTCTCGGAGTGCAATATATGTGATCCAAGACCTGCAACTACCCGCCATATAAAGACGAGTAGGAGTCGCCAGAGGAAGCACAAAGCGAGCAGACTCTTTTGCTACTCCGTGAGCAAGAAGTTCCTTGTAGAGGCGCATACCCTCCGCAAAATGGTCTTGAATCTTACTTTGTAGCGTCAGTTTTTCATATTCGCCAATATCATCAATAGAGTTTTGACGATTCTTGGTATCCTGACGACGAAGATCGGGAACGGGAATATACTCTGAAATCAGTGAAGTATCAGCATAGCGTTGTGAGAACTCTTGATATGTGAAACTACGGTGACGCAAAATTTGAGCTGCGATACCACGATTGGTTTCAATCTCAAGAGTCATAAAACTCTGCTCAAACACAGACCAATGGTTGTGCTTGATGCAATAAGCAAGCAACTTGGAATAGTTTTCGTTGTCTTGATTTGCAGGATTACTGACTCTTGCTACATACGCCATTGTCTTTTCGGCGTCTGGAGTTACACTAACCAGTTTTACAGTCATTTACCAAATCCTTTTGATGTTTTCTTTTCTAAGTCTGCGAGTTGTTCTTTCAACTCACGAAGTTGCACTTTCATCTCACGAATCTTTTCATCGGTATAGAGATGGTCTTGCTTGATGAGACGCTCAAGCAACTTTACAAGTTTTTTAGATCTACTAGTCATTAATCTGCATATCCATCATCATCGTCAAAAATTTCATCGTAGTCTTGTAGACCTACTTTTACTTCCTCATAGTTGAGATAACTCTGAGTATCAGAGTATACTTCAGCTTTGAGAGAATCTACAAGTAATTCAAGATTACGGACGATGAGTTTAAGTTTTTCTTTGTCCATAAGATAGGGTTCTCTCAACTCATTTTACACAAAAAAAGGGAGGTCGTCAAGACCTCCCCATCTTATTACTCACTCAGCATATTTCTACATACCCGTTTACAAGTTTGTTGGTCATCATCACATTCTATTAGACAGTTAAAATAATCATTGACTAACTCCATTTCATCATTACAACGGTCAACTGTTTGCTCAAAGTGTCGCCATTCTGCAAGTTGATTGTAAGAGACAAGGTTGTGCATAATGTCCTCCACGCACAAGGATAATCATAACAAATAATTTTCGCTCATTTGTATGACCTCATTATTCTACCATATGTATATTAGATATGTTACTTAGGATACAAAAATTTATGCCTATTAGAGAAACTTATAGACATAAAAAAAGAGGGAGAGTCAATCTCCCTCAAACTTAAACATTTTTTCAAACCACTCATCTAGATGAATAGTATAACAGGACCAATAATTACAACCCCTGTATGTTAGTTGATAGCAAGCAGGAGGTCTATTGTCCTTATCCATATCATCATAATGATATTTGTAGTTGTCCATTATTTGTCCAACCACTGAACATACATTGATAAAAATACGGTTGTTAAAGCAATCGCAGCAGTAGTTGATACCATGAACTGTACCATTACCTTGCTCCTACTAATTGTGCTAGTTGGGCTTGATGACGACGCTCTTCTTTTTGTTTTTGCTCTTTAATGATTTGCAAGAAGTTTAGTTTCTTCATTTGTGCCCCTCCTTTACATACTTAACACCACGATAGGTTTCGTTGTATTGTTGGGGTTGTTGCATCATCTGTTGTTGATATGCGATACGCTTTTCGGTATCGTATTCAGCACCACGATAAACTACTTTCGACATTGGTTTTCTCCTAAAGAAATGAGATGGTTAGTCCCGTTCCTTCAGTCGGCTTTTGCGTCTATGAAACAACCTTTCTTTGTGACTTGTTCAATTTCTAATATGAGACCAATTTTTTCATGGTCAGTGACGAAGTTACTAGCATTAACTCTACTAATGAGAAGTTGTGCCTGTAAGCAAGATAAAAAGAGTTGCTCCATAGATGAACGATCCGTTCCGAGTCGGCTTACTTGCGTCCTATTCAGTTTTTAGCACCTTTGAACAACATCCTTTCGGAGTTCTAATAGCAATCGGTCTTCTCTTCTTTGGTCTACTACATCGTCGTTTTTAACGATGTCCATTAGTTCCCACGCTGCGTCACAACTTATAGTCACAGGATATGGATTCTGTATAAGTCGTGGCGTTGAAACAGAAAGAAGTGGAACCCATGCTAAAAGCAAAAGTGCTTTAGTCATAGGATGAACGTTAGGGGATTATTATACCCCTATTCATCCTATATAGGTCTTATATGTGTGAAAACAGTAACATAAGATACTAAATGGTATCTATATTATACTAAAAAGCGTGAAGATTTGTGAAAACCCTCACGCAAGAAAATTTTGCCGGAAAAATTATTAGCGATATTGGAAACTACTTTCGCTTTTTCTTTTCAGGCACATTATAACCCCATGACTTTGGATTGACTGTACCTTGAGTCCAATCCATTCGTCTTACATCACGATACTTATCCCAATAGTGGTCAAAGATATCAGAGCGAAGACCTTGAACTACATCAAACTTTTCTTCATCATTATCACCATAAGATACTAGATAAGAATCTCTTGGAAGACTCTTATCGTCAGCAAAAGAAGGATCACAATTTATGTGAATAATATTGATACCCTTTCCCATATCAAGAACGATTGCCCCACTGAATATCGGGGAATGCTTCAGCAACATCATCCTGAGTAAGATTGTATTTGTCGGTTAGTTTTTTATCTTTTACAAGACAAATAATCTCTGCTTCAAGTGGGTGTAAACCTTGGAGAAGATTGATAAACATACTTTCTCTACGAATGCTGTTCATACTATCATTACCACCTTTCACAAAGAAATAAAAGTTCTTCGCCTCTTTACGAATAGTAGTTCTAGCCTGCTGATCAGTCACTCCCATTGAGAATGAACCAGTCTCATACATTCTACGTGTCTCTTGACTGATTTTGGTAGAAAGTGTACCAGAGTTTACAGTTTGTTCATCATAAGAGGAATATGGAACTTCCCCTGGTGGAAGAACACTTACAACACTCTCATCAAAGTTCCAAATGAGGATGATCTTAAGAGACATATCCTCATATTTTTTCAGAACTTCGACTTTTTTTGCTTTGGTTTTTTGTTTCGATACTAGATCAAGAACCTCAAAAACCAGTGGATTATTAGGGAGTTCTAGTGAGGTAGAAACCTTAACAGTCCTTGGTTTTGTATTGGTAGTGTTACTCGTCGTCTTCTTCGTCGTTGATTTCGTAGTCATGATAGTTTTCAAAGTTAAATGCAATCACCTCATCTGGAATCAGGTTACCCTGGTTATCGAACATTTCGGGGTGAGGTCTTGGAATCTCCCGATAGTTCATCATATATTCTCTTGCTACCCAACCACCTATAAGTCCCACAATAAGAAACAATACGGTCATGAATGAACCAAAAACTAGACTAACTGCTAACATTTCTTTTGCCTCGGGAAACTACTATTCTTTTCCTTGACTTAAAGGAAAATTCAAAATAGATGGTAACTTCCCGATTCAGAAAGCAAACCATCTTTTCGAAGATGATATGGAATGGTTGCGTTTGCTTTCTCTTACCTCCATTAAGCAGTAAATCAACGCCACGGTTTACGTGACTCTTGTTTTTATTTATGTTATGACTTGATGACTTGTTGTTCTTTGAGGAATCTGATTGTGTCAACGGAACCTCCTAGCTTTTTATCATCACAAATAACCTGAGGGAAGGTAGAACCTTCACCAAATTCAGAATAGAATTCTTCTCTAGTAAAGTCCTCACTAAGAGTATACACGACAAACTGAGTGTTTGTCAACTCTAAGACTTTTTTTACTTTGTCGCAATATGGACAACCTTCTTTTGAGTAAACTGTAAAATTCATTTTTAGTCGAAAAAGAAAATGTGAAAGAGTCGTGAATCTTCTTTGGTTTGACCAAAGTATTTTGATGCTGCGTGAATATTTTGAGCGTCAAAGATGAATAGTCTATTGAAGACATTACCAATAGAGTCAACTAACTCAAACTTGGTTTCATCGTAAAAACCACCAGCAAATACATCATCCGTAAAGTTGGGGTCACCAGTTCTCCTAGCACCATTCTTACTAGCGTAAAGAGAAGTTCCTGTACAATAAGGAGCATCTGGGTTGAGATATATCATAGCAGCCCAGGTTTGACCATCGTGATGATAGACAAGGGCATCTTGTGAGGTACAGTATTGAAAACGACCACACATTCCATGAGACTCCCATTCACGGATTTTGATACCCATGATTTTTTCAAATGCTTCTTTTGTTCCAGGAACGAAGTATTGTTCTTTTGAACGACTTCCTTTGAAATAATTTAAATCTTCAGAAAACTCTTGCTGAAGAGCAAATTCTCTTACAGCATATGGGTTAGCATAAAAATTATCAACAACCCATATAGTTTTCTGCGACTGTCTATTTATTGATGAGACTGGAAGGTATTTCATATCAATTGCATAAGTTTTCACATACGATTTGATGAAGCGATTTTCCATAATCACCGGTATCTATATAATAGTTACTATTGACAAGGAAGTGATATGTGGGAAAAGGATTAACTCTGCTCGGATCAATCAATCTTTCCGTCTGCATCTTCATCATCTGATAATCACCTAAAGTTCTGTAGCACTCAGATAATCCCACAAGATGTTCATTTCTTGGTGGACACCATTCTTCTGCACGAATATAGCAGTCAATTGCTTTTTCAAAATTATTGCAAGTTCGATTCAAGTCTCCCATAGCACATAAAGTAAAATATGCCATCTCATCAATACCAGTTACATATCCAAGTTGATGATAATTAAATCGATAATTCAGATACTCTTCATAATAAAATAAAGCACGACGTGCCATCTCCTGATTATGCGTTTCACCTAAAGGATAAGTACCATAAGCAGCATCATTATAACTTTTAGCAATATACCAGAAGTGATAAACATCCTCTAGCATTGTGTTGTTGGAAATGTGTTGGTTCTCAAGTTCAACAGCATCAGTAAAGAACTTAGTTGGATTTACCCAAGTCCGACCATCGTTAATAATGATGTGTCTAAATCCTCTTGCCAGACTTATTCTTGGAAACTCTTCTCCCGTTGGAACACATCCAGGTTTCAGAATACACTCGTGCCTCTTGTCGTGCCTAAACCTCCAGGGAATTTTTGTATTCCATAGACGGCAACGATACCAAATACAATTATCAGACTGTGCCGTAACATCCCAGGCATCAATTGAAGTATCTTCTAAAACACTCCAATCAAAGTCATCATCAACGTGTAGTTGTTCATCAGCATCAATTCTGAATAACCAGTCACAACCGTGGTCAGTCTCTGTACATTTCTGAACCAAGTCATCACTATTCCAACCAGGATAGTGCCATTCTACATTGTAGGTAAATCCAGGAATACCTTTTTGTTGAAAAAAGTCTTCAACCATCTGTTGAGTGCGGTCGTTACCATTACACTGGATAATCCAATAGTCAATGTGCTTATAACAAGAATTAAGCATTCTCTCAACGACGTGCTCCTCATTTCCAAGCATTACATTGAGACATAGTTTAGTTTTCTTCATGGCGTTAAAATAGAATCAGATAGTCCAAGTTTCTTCAGTTTTTTAGCAGTCTTGATGATGGTTTCATCAATCGTCAGATATTCATAAGTAGCAGTTCTTCCAGTGAATACTGTGTTCTTTTCTGCCTGCATCAGAGGTTCATACAGTCTGAACTGACTGAGATACTCACCAAATATCATTGGATAATATGGATTGTTCACACCATCAACGTGAGGAACAGGATACTCTCTTGTGACAATTGTTGTTTCTACATCCTGTTTATACCAGTAGGAATGGTCAATTGCACGGTTCCATCCATTCTCTTTATTACATTCATTCAGTTGAATATAAAGAGTTTTAGGGCAATAGACGTGTTCAAAATTCAAAGAGCGATAAGTTAATTCGCCAAACTGATAATCAAAGTAATTATCAACCTTACCAGTATAAACCAACAGGTCACACTTGTCTTTCAGTTTTCTCCACTCATCTCTGGGTGTATCCAAATGAACGGGGATACCATCCAGAATGTTTTCAAACATCCGAACAAATCCATACTTAGGAAGACCCTGATACTTGTTATTCACAAAGTAAGTTTCTTCACCAGGATTTCTTACTGCTAGTCGTGCAAGAATACTCTGAGGAAGTTCCTCAAAGGGAGTATTCCACATCTTTTCAGAATAATCCCTGAAGACTAAATCAATAATTTCTTCATCAGAAAGTCGTCGTCCAATAATTCTATCAGACGTATCATTATAAGGAATGGGGATTTTACCCAGTTTAGTATTTGCCCAGACCTTGACTGAGAAATCATTAAACTCCGAAAACTGATGCAACCAGTTCCAGACTTTCTCACTATTAGTATGAATTGCGTGTGGACCATGTGCATGGACAATACAACGGGTCTTTTCATCAATATAGTCGTAGCAATTACCAGAAATATAAGATCTAGTTTCAAATACTTCTACATCCCACCCATTATCTTTTAAAATTCTAGCGGCAGTTGAACCTGCTGTTCCTGCGCCGATTACATATGCAAGTGCCATAAAAATTAAATTGCAAGAATTCCAGGGAAACGTTCTTCATCCTTAATTGCTGTCAACCAAGCAGTGACAACAGGAATATGTGGTGCCATTTCCCAAGTATTTAACCGATACGTTTGAAAGCGAATATCATAGTTTCTAATGAAGTTTGCTAGCTGTTTGTTGGTATAATACCAGAAACTATGTTCATTCCAGAAGCTAACGTGAGTTGGGTCTTGGAATGCACCCCTACCATCAGTAGAAGGAACCTCAATCATTGCCCAACCACCGTGTGCAAGGACCCGATGAATTTCTCTCATTGACTTAACAGGGTCTCTCAGGTGCTCTAGAACATGACTTGCATTCAAAACACCAACACTATTATCAGGAAGTGGGATGCCATCATTCAGGTCACAAGTAATATCAGCACCCTCCTGGTCAATGGTTACATAACCAGGACGAGGATAAAGTCCACCACCAATATCAACTTTCAGAAGTCCACGGTCTTCTGCATCTTTCTCTGCAAGTTGATATCCATACTCATAATAAAGGTCTACGGTCTTAGTTTGAATTTGAGCATTTCTTTCTAGGTAAGTATTGTCACCATAAACCCTATAGATGTAAAGAGGTTTTTGAATATGATACATCTTCGTATTCAGATAGGTTCTTATCATCAACTCGTGGTCATCACATATACTTAATTGAACATTATGCCCACCGATTGATTGATAAACACTCCTTCTCCAAGATCTAACATGGTCAGGAGAATACCAGATGAATGATAATGCCTGACTAGTTGGACGCCAAGAGTTCATCACATAACGGTCTTTACCACGAAAATTGTAGAAGTAGTAAGACCAACCATGCTGCTCATTATAAGGAACAAAGTTATCATCATACACAGCAACATCACTGTACACAAAACCAACACTCTCGTCTTGGTATGCCTTGTTAAGTTCTTCCAGACAGTCTGGTGTGATCATATCATCATGGTCAACTTCCACAAGGACATCACCAGAACCAAGATGGAATGCCTTGCTCTTGTGAAACCCAACGTTAGGATTATTTTCATTACACTCGTAGATCTTTACCCTCCCATCATTCTCAATTTCTGGAGAGAGTTTGCTACGGTTAAACTTACCATTCAACCACAAAATCCACTCCCAGTTCTCATAAGTCTGAGCACACAGACTTTCGTAGAGTTCTTGAAGGTAGGGAGTGTTCTTGTGGGATGGCGAAATAATGCTGAACTTATAATCCATTCAAGTAAAGGTGATATAGAAGTATTATACCTTATGTAGTTGGTTCAGTCAAACTATTTTTTGAAATTTTTGAAACTACTTTTTTTAACTGATCATTCACTAGATATGGTAGTTCAGTTCCCCTCATGTTCTGAATATAAATTTTTCTACCATCAATATATTTTTTACCATTATCTGGTTTGTAAAGACCACCCACTAAAGTTATAGGTAGTTTTTCTATCTCACAATTAACCGCATCTAAATCACAATAAAAATTATCAAGTATACTAATATCAGTCAAACCATAATTTATGGTTGTGACATTCAACTTCTCACTTAACTTAAAAACATCATTATCAAAAAATATCATATTAATCTGGTTTAGTTGGCCAATTCTCGTGATTTAAATCATTAACCATTGGTTTTGGATCACTAATAATAACTGGGAGATCTCGCAATATCTGACGATATGTTGCCCACTCATCTTTCTTTTCTTCTGTTAGTGGGGAATCTGGAGATTGAGTCCAATCACATCTAGATAAAAGACTATCTCTTATATTTCTAAATTCTTTCCAGTAATTTCTTGCTGCTTCCAATGCCAATTCTTCTAAAATTTTTTTCTCCTCATTCTCTTTATTTAATGCCTCAAGTTCAGTATCAATTCTTTCCTTTTCATTATTAAAATCCAAAACTGCCTGTTCAAAAATACCCAACTCCTCAATTCTTTTATTGGGAGATCCATCAATATACTCAATCTCACCCCAGGTATCATACCATTGAACAGCATGAATATTTGACGGAATCCAAGAAAAATCCTGTTCAATATTACGATAAAACTCATTATCAATTCCAATTGTTTTATCACTTGGAATAAGTGTAATTCTCATTCTTCTTTACCTTCTTCTAAGATATTTATAGGTTGATTGAGTGGTGTAATTTGTGCAGGAATAATTTGTTGCTTAAGTGCTTCTTTATAAAGTTCTTGGTTTTGATAGTTTGCTCGCACAACTTCATTCCTAAAACTCTCTACTGCTGCTCCAGTCTGATTTGATTTTTGTGCTATTTCAACTGCCATAAAAGGCATCCAAGTTACTGCACACCCCCACTCATCAACTGGTTCTCCTGTGTTTGGATTAGTACCTCTCATCTGAGTGTACCATGAACACTTAAGACCAATGCAGTCTTTCTTAATAAGTGGACAAAAGTTTCCTGGTTTAATTTTAGCCATATCTAAAAATTATATTATATCAGTATTAGTCTTTAGAAGCAATAATTAAGTCAACATATTGGACAGCAAAGTCCATTGCTGTACCTGTAAAAGATGCTGAACCAGACCAAGATGGATTAGTAAATCCGTGTCCGTGAGAGTTTCCACCACCAGTTGATGTGGTATTTGGGCTGAGACCAACAATTGTACCACCACCGGCAAATCCTTGAGAACCACCTCCACCATTATCAAGCAAAAATTGCCCAGATGTTGATGAGTGGTTGTGGGATGGCATCTCTGAAGTGGTTAGTGTAGTATTACTTACAGAACCGCCAGAGTTAGATCCAGAAACCGAAACAGAACCAGATGGTGTCCTAGAAGCAAATACACTTGTAAATGCGGTCGTACCACCAGAACTTGCAGATCCACTTACTACTCTAAGTGCTTTATTATTATGAGTTGTTTGTTTGGTCCAACCAGTAGGTGCTGCTGTCTGTTGGAATAACATCAAAGTGCCTGATGCAAAAGTTATAGCGCCAGAAGTACCTTGAGATCCAACAGCACCCTGTGCACCTACAGCACCTTGAGCACCTGTAGATCCTTGAGCACCTTGAGTACCTGTAGATCCTTGAGCACCTTGAGCACCTATAGTACCTTGAGATCCTGATGTACCTGCGGTTCCTTGAGCACCTTGAGCACCTGTGGAACCTTGAGCACCTTGAGCACCTGTGGAACCTTGAGCACCTTGAGCACCTGTAGATCCTTGTGCTCCTACTGAACCTTGAGCACCAGTAGCACCTTGAGCACCAGTAGCACCTTGAGCACCTGTGGAACCTTGAGCACCAACTGTGCCTTGTACACCTGTAGATCCTTGAGCACCTACATCACCTTGAGCACCTTGAGCACCTACATCACCTTGAGCACCTGTGGAACCTTGAGATCCTGATGCACCTGCGGTTCCTTGAGCACCAGTAGCACCTTGAGCACCTTGAGCACCTATAGTACCTTGAGATCCTGATGTACCTGCGGTTCCTTGAGCACCTTGAGCACCTTGAGCACCTTGAGCACCTTGAGCACCTTGAGCACCTGTAGATCCTTGTGCTCCTACTGAACCTTGAGCACCAACTGTGCCTTGTACACCTGTAGATCCTTGTGCTCCTACTGAACCTTGAGCACCTTGAGCACCTTCAGCACCTGTAGATCCTTGAGCACCTTGATCCCCTACAGCACCTTGAGCACCTTGAGCACCTGTAGATCCTTGAGCACCTTGAGCACCTGTAGATCCTTGAGCACCTTGAGTTCCAGGTGTTCCCTGCCTAACCCAAGATGTTCCATTCCATATCCATCTGGAGTTACTAGATGTAAAAATATCATTTACTGATGGACTATCTGGAAAGTTTAGAGCCATTATCTAACCACTATATTCCTTTCAAGTTATTTATCTTTTCTTTGAATTCTTAAAGGATTATAACCAATATCATACATAAAGTCAAATAAAAAAAGAGAGTATAAAACTCTCCTTTTTTAACCACCAACTCACCTCTCCCACCACAGAGAGGGTCTTCATTCCCAAAGATACAAGGAATCTTGAAGACCTTAAAGAGAACGTACACCCATCATCAAAGATTAGTTAACCAAATGTTTTCAGCAAGTTTTGCTTCGCCAGTTATAATTGCAGATTCTAGATCTGAAATATCTTCTCCAGAATCTACAATTTCTTGGTCAGTAACAACAAGTTTAAGGTGTCCAACATTACGATCAATATTAGATTTTAAGTCTTTGGAGGGCGTTTCTCCACCATCTAATTTTTCAATAGCATCTTCAATCACCCAAACACTATCTTTAGCTACAGTAATTGTTTGCAAAATTTGTTCTTGAGTTCTTGCCATTTTTTAAGCTCCTATAAAGTTTTTTGAATCTTCAAAGACCTGATTATTTGCATTTATATTCAATTCAATATCTTCATAATCAATTGATTCAAGATCTCTCCAAAATTCAAGTCCTTTACATCTTGATAAGATTTCATCGGAAAGAATTTCTTTTGGAGATAAAGAAGTTTTTTTCAACTCCTTTCTAACATAATGCATATCACTTAAACCATAAGTAGAGGCATCATTTTCCTCATTAATGTTAATAAGATTATCAAATTCGTGTTCATAATATTCTTCATCAAGAAACTCATAAATTTTCTTCATTGTTTTTTCTGGAAAACTAACAAGATCATCATATTCAACAAAATGCAAATATTTTTCCTGCCCTTTCGTTAGTACATCACGAATTCCCAAATAACTTTGTCCAAGAATTCCAGATTCACTTACAAGAAATTCACAACGATTATCATCCGTTAATAAAATATTAGATTTAACTAACATATCATCAATAAAGTTTATTTTTCCATTTACTTCATATGGATTACGACGATGCATCGAAATAAAAGATGCTAAAATTTCATCAATGTTTCTAACAGGACAAATAATTTTTGGTGTAATTCCCAAGTAACCTTCAATGTAATGAATTCGATTTACCCAAGATCTATTCTTGTCAAAAATTACTGGTTTTTTTACATCAAAATAATATTGATGAATAATATTGGAAATAATCATTGATGCTTGTTCTGGTTTTGGATATGCCAAAAACAACTCGTCCTGAGACAATTGTTGTTCTAACATAATCATCAACCCAGTCACAGGAGAACTAGGACCAGAATAAAACCTTGGATTTTGATTTAAAATGCTAGATAAAATTGTACTTCCAGAGCGAGGAAGTCCCGCCATAAAATAATAAGTTTTTTGCACTGGTTCTACCATAGACTTAATTTACTGAGCATCAACGGATTTAACAATTTCATTAAAATCAAACAGTTCGGTTCCCTCTTCATAAGGATACTCAACTTCATTACCATCAAAGTCAAAATCAAAAAGATAACTCCCCGGTAATTTAAAATCATATGGAACTGTTGTGGAGATATTATCATGCAGATCATATCCAAATACTTTTGGACTAGTCCCATTCCAAAGAACTGTTGATTTTTTATTTAGTGCGGCAGCAGCATGTTGAACACAAGAATCAATTAAGATTCTTTTTTTAGCATGAAGAACAATACTAAAGTATTCCATCAAAGATAAAGATTTTTCTGGTGTTGCAAAAATGTGCTCGACACCTTCTAGTTTTGGCGAATTAACTTTTGTAAGTTGAATAATATGATATTCAGATTTATAATAATCTACAAGTTTTTCTGCAAGATCAAATGGCATATCTCTTGTCCAAGAATATGGTTTCGAATCAGTGGTCATAACTCCACCGTTAGTATGAATAATCATAACTGGTTTTTTTCGTTTCCAAACTTCTCTGGATATATTTTGTTGAAGTTTATTAAATCTTATTTCTGGTCTTTCTCTAGAATATTTAATACCATACATATCACACCAATTCTCAATTAAACGTTTACGTTTATGAATATGATTAGTTGTATAATATGGTTCATTATGAAATAGAATAGAATCTTTATCTTGAATATATTCTTGATAAAAATACTGCGTTGTTCCTATGGTATAAACTCTATGAACATAAGGAAGATTTATAAAAATATCTGCATATGCACAGACTATAACTAATTTACGATCTGGGTGATTTGCTTTAATTGCTTTTGCTACTGCGGTGGCCGCAATATGTTTTCCAATACCACCCTGCACATGAAAAATACTATATTTTGATTTCATAAATGAATGATTAACTTGAATGGGTCTACTTATAAAATATTATTATCAATTTATGGTGCATTATATTATATCATCTCTTTTTAAAACTGTCAATCCATTATTGTTTGTTTTATACTTATAAAATTTCCAGTGTGGATTCTTCATTACAAACTCAATAACCGCAGATAACAATCCTTTATCATCTTTTCCATCTTCTCCTTTAAGACCAAATGTATATGTGTCATGAAATACAATATATTTTTGTGCCTTGTTTCCGTGAAGATTTAATTCCCGTTTAAGTTGATCATATATGTGAAAAGTATCAATAAACAATAAATCAGTCTCTTCAATTTCTATATCGAGAACATCTGCTTGAATATATTCCGCAGATTTTCCTTGTCGTTTAGCAAGATCAAAAAGTTTTTGAACATTTGAATCTAATATGATATCAAAGGAAAAAAGTTTAGCATTAGTGTTTAAAAATGCTCTAGTACTAACTCCTGTTCTAACTCCCATTTCCACTACGGTCTTACATTCTTTTGCTAATTCATAAAGTTCATGAACATTTTCGTTGATATCACTTGGTATTTTCCTTGCTCTTTGATACTCTAAATCAAATACACCTGATTTTATATTTTTATCTTTACGTTGATGTTCATAAAGTTTTATCATATTGTGTGGGATTTCCCAATTTTTTCCATTGATAAAATGATCATATGATATCAAGTTTTTTGAATCTAATTCAATTCTTTTTGAAATATCACTGTCGGGGTCTTCAAACTTTGTAAGTGTTTCCGAAATAGTTCCTTTAATTTTATTTGAATTAATCGCGTAAATGTTTTTTGCATATTGTACAAAAAAATCATCACCATACCAAACTTGATATAGAGATGGTATAACTTTATATGATTCTCTTAACATAAACATACAGATTCCGAATGCCCACGACTGACCTCCAATAGGTTTTGTGGGATCATAATTTAATTTTACAATCTCTTCTTTTGTATCAATATAATCATCAATTTTATAATTATTTTGCCTTCCCTGTAAATTTACACCAATCAAATCTCCATTTGAAAGATTAAAATCAATAATCATATCAAATATTTCTGATGACACTTTAATATCATCATTTAATATTCCAATAATTTTAGATTTTGATCGAAAATATCCCTCATTCCAAGCAGGATTTACAAAAATATTTTTACCATATGAAATAATTTCAATTTTTGAGTGATTTAAAATCTCATAAGATGGTCTTTTTAATTTATTATTGTCAACGATAATAATTTTGTTAATTGAGTTATGACTTACATAAGTTTGCAAAGATTCTTCAAATTTATTTGCAAACCACATTGTTGGAATAATGAGATCGATCATAAATTATAACTCTTTTCAAAATTTCCTTTATATATTTTATTTCCAATATGTGATACTGTGTGTTTTGGATTTAACCAAATATCATATCCCAATTCCTTTATTTTTCTAGTTAATGCGACATCCTCTCCGATAAAACTTCCATTTTCAAAGGTATATTCACAAATATTTTTTAAAGGACTGTTACGAAATAGTAATTCTGTGTTTGTATTCCACAAATCAATAATAACCTTACGAGTCAATTTAAGAAATCCTGTCCCACATTTTTCAATTTTAATATATCCATCGGTATCTTTTTGAATGTCATTATTTAACCATACATTATATTTAATTTTTTTATCTTCCTTATTCACAACAGGTATTGTTATAACATCCTTTTCAGATTGAATAATTTCAATTAATGCTTTTTCATCCCAATATTCATCATCATCAATAAACACCATTACATCATAATTATCAGTATAAGATAATTTAAATAACTCATTTCTAGCCATTGGAAGAATACTTTCATTAGCTAAAAAAACACATCTAATATCTAAGTCATTTTTGATTCCTAATTTAATAGATTCACATAAACTGTGAACAAAATAAGCATCAACTTTTTGATCAAGGCATGGTGTAGCAATTAAAACTTTTTTCATATATTCTCACGTATCATACAGTATGTATGAGACTATTATATCACGAATTTTCCAATATATCCAATCTTGATTTTAATACATCAACTTCCTCTGATAATTCCTTCACTGCATTTACAAGAACTGGAATCATATGATCTGATGTCAGTTTGAGATGCTCTGGATCATTTGAGTCTACAATAACAGGATTTTCTCCTTCTGCTTCAAGGACATTCTGGGCACTGAATCCATACCTACGCTTTCCTTCTATGTCCTTTAATTCATCAGTATCACGGTCCTTAAAGGCATATTCAATTGGAGTAATATTATGAAGGAAACCTCTACCATGAGGAACAGGTCCAAAAATGCACTTGTCACGGCAATCAGAAACTGCTGTCCAAGCAACCTGGATAAGAGCACATGCATGACTGTTGTTACCCATAATGATGTAATTGGATTCTGTTGTAACATTACAAAGTCCTGTAGAACCCGTTCCAGCATTTTGTCCGAAGAAAAGATTATTAGTTCCAGTGGTGTTGCAGTAACCAGCATTACGTCCAATAAAGGTGTTGTTGCATCCACTGGTGTTGCAGATACCAGTATAAGCTCCAATGAAGATGTTAAAGGTTCCACTGGTGTTGCGGAATCCAGCACATTGTCCAATGAAGTTGTTAAAGGCTCCAGTGGTGTTGCATTGACCGGCACTAAATCCAATAAAGTTGTTATTGGATCCAGTGGTGTTGCTGAAACCAGCACATCGTCCAGCAAAGAAGTTAAAGGATCCACCGGTGTTGCAGTAACCAGCACTAAATCCAATAAAGTTGTTATTGGATCCAGTGGTGTTGCCGAAACCAGCATAAGCTCCAATGAAGGTGTTATTGGATCCAGTGGTGTTGTTGGATCCAGCAAGTCGTCCAATGAAGTTGTTGCAGGTTCCAATGGTGTTGGATTGACCAGCATTAGATCCAAAGAAGTTGTTGTTGGCTCCACTGGTGTTGCATCGACCAGCAAATCGTCCAAAGAAGTTGTTGTAGGATCCACTGGTGTTGCTGAAACCAGCACATTGTCCAGCAAAGAAGTTATGAGTTCCACTGGTGTTGCATCGACCAGCATTAGATCCAAAGAAGTTGTTGTTGGCTCCACCGATGTTGGATTGACCAGTATAAGCTCCAATGAAGTTGTTATTGGATCCAGTGGTGTTGCTGAAACCAGCACATCGTCCAATGAAGTTGTTGCAGGTTCCAGTGGTGTTGCTATAACCAGCACTAAATCCAATGAAGTTGTTGTTAGTTCCAGTGCTGTTGTATCGACCAGCATAATTTCCAATGAAGTTGTTGTAGTTTCCAATGGTGTTGCGGAATCCAGCAAATCGTCCAAAGAAGTTGTTGTTAGTTCCAGTGCTGTTGCATCGACCAGCACATTGTCCAATGAAGTTGTTGAAGGATCCAGTGGTGTTACAGGCACCAGCACCTTGTCCAATAAAGTTGTTATTGGATCCAGTGGTGTTACAGGCACCAGCACATTGTCCAGCAAAGAAGTTAAAGGATCCAGTGGTGTTACAGGCACCAGCACCTTGTCCAATAAAGTTGTTATTGGATCCAGTGGTGTTACAGGCACCAGCACATTGTCCAGCAAAGAAGTTAAAGGATCCACTGGTGTTGGATTGACCAGCACAATAACCAGCAAAGAAATTATTGAGTCCAGTGCCACCAGTTCCTGCTTCTGAACTGTAAATGGTCCCACAAGAACCACTTAAAATGAATTCTCCACCGCCACCGACACCCCCTCCTGCAGGTCCTTGAGCACCTTGAGCACCAGTAGCACCAGCGGTTCCTTGAGCACCTTGAGCACCAGATCCAGTGGCACCTTGAGCACCTGTAGATCCTTGAGCACCTGTAGATCCTTGAGCACCTTGAGTACCTGTAGATCCTTGAGCACCTGTAGATCCTTGAGCACCTTGAGCACCTTGAGCACCTTGAGCACCAGATCCACTGCCACCCTCTCCTGCAGGTCCTTGAGCACCTTGAGCACCAGTAGCACCTGTAGATCCTTGAGCACCAGTAGCACCTGTAGATCCTTGAGCACCAGATCCAGTGGCACCTTGAGCACCTGTAGATCCTTGAGCACCAGTAGCACCTGTAGATCCTTGAGCACCAGATCCAGTGGCACCTTGAGCACCTGTAGATCCTTGAGCACCTGTAGATCCTTGAGCACCTTGAGCACCTGTAGATCCTTGTGCTCCTACTAAACCTTGAGCACCAGTAGCACCTTGAGCACCTTGAGCACCAGATCCACTGCCACCCTCTCCTGCAGGTCCTTGAGCACCTTGAGCACCTTCAGCACCAGCGGTTCCTTGAGCACCTTGAGCACCAGATCCAGTGGCACCTTGAGCACCTGTAGATCCTTGAGCACCTTGAGTACCTGTAGATCCTTGAGCACCTATAGATCCTTGAGCACCTGTAGATCCCTGAGCACCTTGAGCACCAGATCCAGTGGCACCTTGAGCACCTGTAGATCCTTGAGCACCTTGAGCACCTTCAGCACCAGCGGTTCCTTGAGCACCTTGAGCACCAGATCCAGTGGCACCTTGAGCACCTATAGATCCTTGAGCACCTGTAGATCCCTGAGCACCTTGAGCACCAGATCCAGTGGCACCTTGAGCACCTTGAGCACCTTCAGCACCAGCGGTTCCTTGAGCACCTTGAGCACCTGTAGATCCTTGAGCACCTACATCACCTTTATCACCAGTCCTAGCAAAGGTGATGATAACGTCTTCACTATCACTGAATGAAGAAGCACTACCAGATACATATCCACAACTGACTGTGAAGTATCCAGTGTTCTCAGTCACACTAGAGATAGTGAACAGAGCAAAGTCGTCAGCATTCAGTCTATTAGAAATTCTAAAGTGACCCTTAATAGTAGAAGTAGAGTCATCAATAGTTCTTAAGAATGACTGAATATCTGTAGAGTTATCGTCAACATCATCAATGTATAGAACCGTAGCAGATGAAACTGTAGCGTTATTGAGCTTTAGTATTCCAGTTCCTGGGTCACTAGCAGTAATGTTTGTAGAGAAAGTATAGTCAAATGTAGCGCCACCGAAGTTACCATCAGCTCCTTGTGCTCCAACAGCACCCTGTGCACCTTGAGCACCAGCAGTTCCTTGAGCACCAGCGGTTCCTTGAGCACCTTCAGCACCAGTAGCACCTGTGGAACCTTGAGCACCTTCAGCACCAGTAGCACCTGTGGAACCTTGAGCACCAGCAGTTCCTTGAGCACCAGCGGTTCCTTGAGCACCTTCAGCACCAGTAGCACCTGTGGAACCTTGAGCACCAGCAGTTCCTTGAGCACCAGCGGTTCCTTGAGCACCTTCAGCACCTGTAGATCCTTGAGCACCTTCAGCACCTGTAGATCCTTGAGCACCAGCAGTTCCTTGAGCACCAGCGGTTCCTTGAGCACCTTCAGCACCCTGAGCACCTTCAGCACCTTGAGCACCTGTGGAACCTTGAGCACCAGCGGTTCCTTGAGCACCTTCAGCACCCTGAGCACCTTCAGCACCTTCAGCACCTTGAGCACCAGTAGAACCTTGAGCACCAGTGACACCAGTAGAACCTTGAGCACCGGTGGCACCTATTGAACCTTGTGCTCCATCAGCACCTTGAGCACCTGTGGCACCTGTGGAACCTTGAGCACCAGTGGCACCTGTGGAACCTTGAGCACCGGTGACACCAGTAGAACCTTGAGATCCATCAGCACCTTGAGCACCAGCAGTTCCTTGTGCTCCAGTGGAACCTGTAGATCCTTGTGCTCCAGTGGAACCTGTAGATCCTTGTGCTCCAGTGGAACCGGTAGAACCTTGTGCACCTGTATCTCCTTTATCACCAGTTCTAGCAAATGTGATAATTACATCAAGGTTATTGGTAAATGATGTCGTAATACCAGAAACATAAGAAATAGGAACTGCAAAGTAATTTGTATATTCAGTATGAAGACCTACAATTGAAAATAATCCAAAATATGCAGTATTTCCTTTTTGTGCAATTGTGAAATGTCCCTTAATATTAGAAGTTGAATCATCAATTGTTTGTAAATAACTTGTAATATCTACATTATTATCATCATCATTATGAATATAAAGATAACTTGCTGTTGTTATTCCAACTTGATTTAATCTTAATTTACCTTGTGTTGGATCGCTATCTACTGTTGAACTATCAAATGTGTAATCAAAAGCAGCACCACCAAAGTTTCCATCAGCACCTTGAGCACCTGTAGAACCTGTAGATCCTTGTGCTCCTGCCGTACCTTGTGCACCAGCAGTTCCTTGAGATCCTTGTGCTCCTGCTGTACCTTGAGCACCTGTAGAGCCTGTAGATCCTTGTGCTCCATCAGCACCTTGAGCACCTGTGGAACCTGTGGAACCTTGAGCACCTATAGAACCAGTAGAACCTTGGGCACCAGCATTACCTTGTGCTCCAGTGACACCTGTGGAACCTTGTGCTCCAGTGGCACCTGTGGAACCTTGTGCTCCATCAGCACCTTGAGCACCTGTGGAACCTGTGGAACCTTGAGCACCTATAGAACCTTGTGCACCGGTAGCACCTGTGGAACCTTGGGCACCAGCATTACCTTGTGCTCCAGTGACACCTGTGGAACCTTGAGCACCAGTAGAACCTTGAGCACCAGTGACACCAGTAGAACCTTGAGCACCGGTGGCACCTATTGAACCTTGTGCTCCATCAGCACCTTGAGCACCAGATCCAGTGGCGCCTTGAGCACCTTGAGCACCTTCAGCACCAGCGGTTCCTTGAGGACCTTGAGCACCAGCGGTTCCTTGAGCACCAGCGGTTCCTTGAGCACCAGCGGTTCCTTGAGCACCTTGATCCCCTACAGCACCTTGAGCACCAGCGGTTCCTTGAGCACCTTCAGCACCAGCGGTTCCTTGAGCACCTTGAGCACCTTCAGCACCAGCGGTTCCTTGAGCACCTTGAGCACCTTCAGCACCAGCGGTTCCTTGAGGACCTTGAGCACCAGTAGCACCTGTGGAACCTTGAGCACCAGCGGTTCCTTGTGCTCCAGTATCACCCTTATCACCAGTTCTAGCAAAAGTAATAATAACGTCTTCACCATTGGAGAATGATGTAGCACTTCCTGAAACGTATGAAGAACTTACATCAAAATATCCAGTGTTCTCTGTTACTGAAGAAATAGTAAACAGAGCAAAGTCTGAGGCATCAAGTCGGTTTGAAATTCTAAAGTGACCCTTAATAGTAGAGGTAGAGTCATCAATAGTTCTCAAGAACGACTGAATATCAGTTCCATTGTCGTCAGTATAATCAATATAAAGGTTTAGTGCTCCAGAGAAAGGAGACTCACTAAACTTCAGAGTTCCTGTTCCTGGGTCGCTATCGGTAGTATTTGTAGAAAATGTATAGTCGAAGGTAGCACCACCAAAGTTTCCATCAGCACCCTGAACTCCTTGAGCACCAGTAGCACCTGTGGAACCTTGAGCACCTTCAGCACCTTGAGCACCAGCGGTTCCTTGAGCACCTTGAGCACCTTCAGCACCTTGAGCACCAGCGGTTCCTTGAGCACCTTGAGCACCTGTAGATCCTTGAGCACCTTGATCCCCTACAGCACCTTGAGCACCTTCAGCACCTGTAGATCCTTGAGCACCTTGAGCACCTGTAGATCCTTGAGCACCTTGAGCACCTGTAGATCCTTGAGCACCTTGAGCACCTGTAGATCCTTGAGCACCTTGAGCACCTTCAGCACCTGTAGTTCCTTGAGCACCAGCGGTTCCTTGAGCACCTTGAGCACCTTGATCCCCTACAGCACCTTGAGCACCTTCAGCACCTGTAGATCCTTGAGCACCAGCGGTTCCTTGAGCACCAGCGGTTCCTTGAGCACCAGCGGTTCCTTGAGCACCAGCGGTTCCTTGAGCACCTTCAGCACCTGTAGATCCTTGAGCACCTTGAGCACCTGTAGATCCTTGAGCACCTTGAGCACCTTGATCCCCTACAGCACCTTGAGCACCTTCAGCACCTGTAGTTCCTTGAGCACCTTCAGCACCTTGTAAAGCCGCAGTTTCAATTGATTCCCATTTAATTCCAGACCCCGTTGAAATTAAAACAGAAGAAGCTGCACCAACATTACCAAAATAATCTTTTAAAGTTGAATTAAATTTAACACTATCAACAAATGTAGAGACACCTGTTATATTAATCCCGCCATTAGATACACTAATCCCACTATCCGAAGTAATAATACCGGATGAATTAATATTTCTAACAGAAATTAAATCTCTTTCAGTAAATTGGACTGCTCCAGCAGCAAGTCTAACACCATTAGGAACTTGCGTAGAACCAATACCAACGGCATAGTTTGATAACCAAGCATCAGTTCCAAGTCCAGAAAATTCACCCGCCTTGAACCACATAATCTTTTTATATGTGGTAGGCGTAGTTTCAATACCAGCAATAAAAAGATTAACTAGTGGAGAACCTTCAGTTGATGCAACAGCAATACCACCATGATTTGCAGTATTATCATTAGAAGCATCATTACCAAATGCATCAGTTCTAAAACCAAGAACAATATCTGGATCATAAATTTTTAATTCACTTGTAAGTAATGTCGCTGTTGTTCCACCAATAGTAATGTTTCCGTTAACATTTAAATTACGATTGACTTGAAGATCTCTTGTAACTTCTATATCCTGTGGTACTGTGAATTGATTTGGAATACTTAATGTTGGTGTCGAACCTTCACCAGTGCCACCAGTTATGGTAATTTGATTTGCAGTTCCTGTAATATCTCTTACATAATCTCCAGTCGTATCGGTTCCCAATCCAACTGAATTTGGTTGAATAGTTGCCGCTAATGAAACATTTCCAGTTCCATCAAAACTGATCGCTGATGCAACAACGTCTCCTGTAATTTCAAATGTTCTTGAGTTCTGAAGTGCTGTTGCAATACCCGCAGTAGTTGCATAAGTTGCTATACCTGCTGATGTGGAATATGTAGAAATACCCGATACATCAGCATAATCTGCAGTTGCAGCATTGCCACTTATATCAATATCATAAGATCCAGATAATCTAGAGGCATTAATAGTTCCAGTAGTAATATTTGCAGCATCAGAAAGATTTGTTGCTGTTGTTGCAGTTCCAGTTAAATTACCTACAAAACCACCTGCTGAAGTGGTTACTCCTGAAACATTAACTTGCTGAAATTCAGCATTTCTATTTGTTCCTATTCCTAGCGATACAACACTACTACTAGATGTCCATTCTACAGAAGATCCTGTAGAAACTAAAACGGATCCAGCTACTCCAACCTGATTATTATAATCGTAAACCTTACCACGAAGTCTTTCTGGTTTCTTACCGAAATATGCCATCTATCTTACCCCTAAGTTTGTTCTAGAATACTCAACATTACATCAATACTGGAAGATATATTGGAAAATACCTGCAATTTATCACCGGTCTCTAAAATGATTTTATTGCCACCATTAAACTCATAAAGAGATCCATCTGAAAGTTCTAAACTTTTAGCAAGATAAACTGTATCAGAAGCACCTGCCTTGTCTACAAGAACATTAGCATTTATAGGATATTCTACTGTGTTTACCAAACACAGTCCCACAATTACGGATGTAGTCGCGCCGGGAACAGTGTAAATATCACTTGCAGCAGTTCCTACATTTGCTTTAGTATAACTTTTAAATAAATTTGCCATTTTTATTATCCTAGTGCGATTGCAAGTGCAAGTGCATCATTACTTGCTGTGGTAAGAACACTAATTCCATCAATTTTAAGATCTGTCGAACTATTTATATCTCCACCAACATCTAATTTATATGTAGGTACAGTGGAATTTATTCCAACTTCACCACCAATAGATGTGGTAATAACTGTCCCAGCTGCTCCAACATTTAAAGTCCCTTCAATAGTACCAATACCACTATAGGAAACATTAGTACCAGATAAGTAATCAATAGTACCAGTTGTTACATCTAAAGTGCTTATGGTTACAATACCAGAAACACTTAACTGGTTGAGAGTACCAACAGATGTAAGTGAAGAATTAACTATACCAGAACCAAGTGTATTTGATGAAAGAACATCTGTTCCATTGATTTTAATAGTGCTAGTATTAATTCCTATTCCACTGACTCCACCAATTTTAAGATCCGAAGTGTTTTTATCGAATGTGAAGTTAGAAGATGCTCCAAGAGTTAAATTATCATTGAAAATAACTTCAGTATTAGATCCAGCAGATGCAGTACCGTACCGATAATCAAGATAATTCCATGATGTGGTTCCTAAACCAACTTTAATTCTTCCAGTATCTAATTCTAAACCCAACTCACCTTCAGCAAGCACTGGATTGGCATTTGTCCAGTCTGCAGAACTTCCTCTTCTAATTTGAATTCTAGTTGCCATTTTTTTTAAATGCCTCCTCCATTAACATTTTCTATTCCACCATAATTTGATGATGGCGATCCACCATCAAGATTTCCTTGCAAATCTATAACAACTTCTGTTATATTACCTACAATAAACGCAGAAACACCAGTTCCAACAAAATTAAGAGTCGTACTTGCAGATCCAACTTGTATTCCTTCATCTTGAATTGCAATACCAGACCCAACAGCAACAATCCCAGTTAGTCCAGATCCATCACCGACAAATGCACTAGCTGTTACTACTCCACTTACATTTACATCACCAGAAACAGTCAGTTTTGATGTTGGAATTTCAGTTCCTATACCAACATTAGAAAGAGTATGTATTCCTAATACGGTAGATGACCAATAGGATTCACTACTTCCACCAGAACCAGCAGAAGGTGTAGTCCAACTAACTCCAATTCCAGTTGAAGTAAGGATTGATCCGGCAGCACCTACAACATTATTACTATCATATAATGCACCACGAATTCTTATTCCCCCATCAATGTCCAATCTTTGTGTTGGATTTGTTAATCCAAGACCGACATTACCTGAGGTAAAATAAGTATTATATGCAGTGCTGCCAATCCCAACACTCCAAGGATTAACTGCTATTACGGTGACACCTAATCCTGTTGATGTCTGATCCTGCTCAAGATAAAGTTTACCGTCATATGTGTTAATAGCTAACTCACCAAGAGATAGCTGACTTTCAGTAGGAACTTTACCAGGCGTAGCACTACGCCTAATTATAATCTTAGGATCTGCCATTACTAGATTCGGTATTTACCTTAATAGCAGTATATACTGCTCCTTATATTTATTAAGAAAAATTATTTCTTCTCGGACGATATTTAAATAGGTTTACTGGTGGATCTGGTTTCATCCACTCTTCTATTTTATTGATCCTTTCTTCACTATAAAATTCTTGCTGAACATACCACAGTTTCCAATGCTCGTACCCCTTATCTTGATTACAGGAGTGACAGCAGCAAACTACATTCTTTGTGAAGTCCATTCCACCTTTGGACTGTGGAACAATGTGGTCTATTGTGAGATTTTCTCCTGATCCACAATAAGCACATTGATGATTCCATTGCTCTTTTATATGTTTCTTCCACATTCGTTTTGCCTCTCCAGAACTTGTTGTGTATAGATTAAACAAGTATTCTTTTGGAGAGTGTAGAGGTCCCATAAATTACTGCGACTTATCTATATTTATTCTCTTACATGCTCCTCGTGCCCATGCCCGTGCCATACTATCTACATGAGAGCAAAGTTTACCAGACTCACCACAATAAGGACACTTGGAATCCTTTGGGTCATTAGGGTACGAAAACTTTGGCATCGCTCTGGTTTAATTGTTTTTGATTTTCAACACCAAACGCATCATCAAATTCTTCATATATTTCCTTCCAAGAACCACCAACACCACCATCCATATTGACGACAATCTCATTGGTTGGAAGTGCCTTTGGAGTTTCAATATCTATTACCTGGTCCATCAGCACCTTGTTTTTTACAATCTCACGATTTGGTCCGTCCAGACTCATCATCATTCTTGCATCTTCAAAACTACCACAGTCACAAATTTTTTTATGAGTTCTTCTTTCTCTTACTGTAAAGTGCTCGTCATTATACTTTTTCATTATTAGGTTGCGAAGGAACTACTGGACTTCTACTTTTATTTTTAATTACAATGAAGGCATCATTCTGATAGGAAATTGTTCCGTATGGTTTTGACCACTTTGGATTTGCACTTTCGGTTTGCTTAATACCACTGAAAGCAACTCCACCGATTTCAACAGCAATATCATCATCAGCAGTCCATTTCAATTTTTGAAGAGCACTATTAAGATGTTCTACCCAATCAGCACTTCTCATTACATTTTCCTCAGGTTCAAGGTTTCCGATCATCTGGTTTTTCTAGTCTCTCTTCATTATACTTCTTTTTTGGCGGTCTGTAAAGATTTGGCCAAGTATCCCGTATTATCTCTGCGAGTTTGTATGGTGTTTCCGTTGTTATCATTCCAGTGTCTTATTGCGTTTGCTACGATTGCGATATTTGTAATCAGGTATGTGATAAAAATAAGGGTGCGTATAATAGCAATAGTATC